GGTCGAGGACAGGGCGGCCGGGCCCGACGAAGTCGCCCAGGTAAACGAATTCACTCGTTTGCTTTACAGGGCGATCAGGTCGCTGCCGCCGAAGCATCGATTCGTCTTGTGTGAGCGGCTCAAGGGCGTGCCGTACAGGCAGATTGCGAAGGCAATTGGCAGGACGAAGACGCGGGCCATGCAACTCAATGCGGCGGCGAGGGGGAAGATTCGGGAAAAACTGGCGTGGGCTTTTGCCGCTGAAAAAACCTCTTGACACCGCCGGGCGTTTTCGTATCATCTCCCCTGCTTAGGCCAGCATCACGAATCACCGAATCACGCAACCGTTCCGCGCATCATGGCGGCCTAAGCAATCTCCAATTTGCCGGGGCGGTTGCGTTTGGACCGGGCGGCGCACATGGATTACCAGACGTTCCTTGCGAAGAAATCGCAGGCCGGAATTATGGCCGGGTTCAAGCCCTCGTGGCTGCCCGACTTCCTTTTCGACTTTCAGCGATTTTTGGTTGATTGGAACATTCGCAAGGGCCGCTCCGCGACGCTCGCCAAATGCGGTATGGGCAAAGGCCCCATGGCTCTCGTTTGGGCGCAGAATGTGTTGCGGCACACGAACAGGCCGGTGCTCATCATCACCACGCTCGGCGATTCGGCCCAGATGGTCCAAGAGGGCGTCAAGTTCGGCGTCGAGTGTAAAAGATCGAAAGACGGTGCCCACGGCGGCGGGATCGTGGTCACGAACTACGAAAGTCTCCATCATTTCAACGAATCCGATTTTGGTGGCGTCGTGGCCAATGAGGTGAGCGCCATCAAGGCATTCGATGGCAAGCGGCGCAAACAGGTGACGCGATTCCTGTCCAAGATTCGCTACCGCCACGGTTGCACGGCGACGCCGGCGCCAAATGACTTCGTGGAACTCGGTACAATTTCCGAGGCCATTGGCGAGTTGTCGCAATCGGACATGCTGGGCACCTTTTTCAAGGCCAGCGACAATATGCGGCATTCGCTTTTCAAGGAAGGCGACTTTTGGAATCGGGCAAAATGGTTCTTTCGTGCTCACTCCGAGATTCCTTTCTGGCGCTGGGTTTGCACCTGGGCGCGAGCCTGTCAAAAGCCATCGGACCTTGGCGACTTCGATGATTCGCGGTTTGTCTTGCCGCCGCTCAACATCAGCCAGCATGTGGTGAAGTCAGAGTTTATTCCGCCTGGAGAATTGTTCCCGAGAATCGCCGTAACGCTCAAGGAACAGCGGATCGAACGACGGCGCACAATGCAGGAGCGGTGCGAGAAAGTTGCCGAATTGGTCGATCATGACAAGCCGGCCCTGGTGTGGTGCCAATACAACCAAGAAGGCGACGTCCTTGAAAAGATGATTCCTGGCTCAGTCCAGATTGCCGGATGCAACACAGACGACGAGCGGGAAGAGAGGCTAGAGGCGTTTATCTCAGGCCAGGCAAGGGTGCTCGTCAGCAAGCCGAAGTGCATCGCGTTTGGCTTGAATCTCCAGCATTGCGGACACCACACATTTTTTCCGTCGCACTCCTGGGAACAGTTCCACCAAGGGATTGGCCGGTCGTGGCGGTTTGGGCGCATCGGTGCGGTTAATGTTGACGTGGTGACGACCCAGGGGGAAGAGGGGGTTACGGCCAATCTGCAAAAGAAGCAACGCAAGGCCGTGGAGATGTTCGGCGCCCTGGTGCGGCACATGCACGAAGGATCAAACGTGAAGATCGATGACCGGCACAAAACCAAAATGAGGATTCCACAGTGGCTGTAATATCGCAGGAAATCCAGGAAAATCACGCCATTTACAATGCCGACTGTATGGAGGTGTTGCCCACTCTCAAGGCGGAATCGGTGGGGGTTTCTTGTTACTCGCCCCCTTTTCCGGAACTCTACCAATATTCGAACGACCCTCGCGACATGAGCAATTGCACGAAGTACGAAGAGGGCATGGAGCAATACAACTTCATCGTCAACCAGGTGTCGCGCCTCACGAAACCAGGCAGATTAACCTGCGTCCATTGCATGGATTTGAAAAAAGGGAGTTGGTTTCAACGCGACTTTCCCGGCGACATCGTGAGGACTCACGAAGCGAACGGCTTTCATTTCTTTTGCCGCATCACGATTTGGAAAGACCCTTGGCTGATCGCCAGGCGCACGCGGGTGCGCAGCCTCATGCACAAGAGCCTTGTCGGCGGCGCCCACAAGGTCCGCGTTGCCGGCCCGGATTATGTCCTTGTTTTCGTCAAGGCTGGTGAGGATAAAGAGCCGATCTTGCATCCACATGGACTGAAAACCTACGCTGGCGAGAACCAAATCCCCGAAGACCTAATGAGGTTCAAGAACTTCAAGGGCGACCAGCGGAAGAATTTACTTTCTCACTGGATATGGAGGGCCTACGCCTCTCCAGTCTGGACCGACATACGCAGCGGACGATTGCTGCCCTACTTGGAGGCTCGTGAGAGTGACGAGGAAAAGCACGTTTGTCCCTTACAACTCGACGTTATCGAACGGTGCCTAACGCTCTGGTCTAATCCTGGCGACGTTATGTTGACGCCGTTCATGGGAGTGGCCAGTGAAGTTTACATGGCCTTGACAATGGACAGGAAGGCAATTGGGATTGAACTCAAGGAAACCTATTACCGGCAGGCAAAACAAAACATCAAGCGGGCGGAAGCTGCCAAGGAAAGCGGGCAAGCCGACGAGTCGCTGCTGATTTACGAAACGGCAGAGGCAGAGGATTTTGAAGAGGCCATGGAATGACCGCCAAAGAATACGAAGCCGAGATCCTGCGTCTCCACGCCTTCACCTTGCAACTGGCCCATCACCTTGCCGACGCTGCGGAAGTTCTGGCGAAGCTGGCGAGCGGGTACAAGATAACGAGGTGCGCAAACGAAAGCGCGCACTCCGGGACATTCCCTTCACCACCACATTGAATCCAAGAATCTCTCACGGCCATTGAACCAACGGCTTCTGAAGGCATTTATATACTTGGCTCATCAAGGCTCCTCGGGTCGGGAATGCGTAATGCCCAATACCCATCCGGTCTTTCGATCCACTCTCCCAGACTCACGCTCTTTCCGGTCGAATCGTTGACTTCAACAAAACGGCCAGCTTCAGGACCAGGAGGGCCGTCAAAAAGAATGTCTAATTCGCCAGTCTCGTTGACGATTTTCAAATCTTCGTGGAATGCCGCCAGCATCTCTCCCACGCGATTTCTTCCCCAGCCCCATCCTATGTATGCACCGGACACAAAGCCGGGCACGCAGTTTTCATTAACCGGGCACGTTTCCATGTCTCGAAAGTGCTCCAAAGACTTCATCAGTTTCTTCAGGGCGTCGTCGTAACTCATAGTGCCTCCCCGACTCGCAAGTGAATCTCGTCTCTCAAATCCCAGCCACAAACTTTGCACGAATCCGTGCCGTCGCCTTTGTTGACGTGGGTATGCCTCTCATCGCTGCGTGGGTAGCCAAGCCGTTCGTTCACCTTGTTGCGATGGTGGTTGGCGATACTAACCGTCGTTTTGTCTTTGGAATTACGGGCAGCGCCTATCAATTGAAAAAACTCCGTCGTCAGGAATTGGATTAGGTCATCCTTCTCCTTAATCTCAGCGGCGGTTTCCTTGGCACGAGCTAAATCGCGCTCTTCAAACGGTGTCGGCTCTCTGAAAGTCATTCTGTTACCTCCCTTGATGCGTCAACTATATAATTGCCCTTCTGAACAAGGCCCTTGTCCAAGTTCACTTATACACGTTTTTTTGCGAGCATGTTCTTCAGACCAGGACGCAGTCCCCATTGCTGGAATCCGCCCGCGCGGACTGTTCGATTACCAGCTCGTTGCCTGGAAAAAACCATGGCATCACCACGGAAAACGTTTTCGTTGAAACCGCTGGGCTTAGGGATGTTTTAACCTGATGCCTCTACGTGGTCCGTTTTTTACCGGGAACGGTCCATCGAGCTTAACCGTGCCGACGCTGGGGCGCCTGCAAAAATTCTTGGCCTCAGTGGTCAACAGGAATTGCATTCGGGCAGACGCCCGGATAGAATGTGCCTGTTGACCGATTTTTCTGGGCCGCGCTTTCATTTTCGGGAGGCGCGGCCCACAATCGTTATACACTTATCCCCAAATCAGCAGCGCACGTCAAGGGATTTTTCCGCCCTTTCCGCTCACGTCACGATTTACCTTTTCGGCCCATTCATCCTATAAGAACGGTAAGAACGGAAACCCCAGAACATGGCCACGCTTTTCGCCGAGATTCCTGGAGTCGAGG